ACCAAAGTTGGAACTCAGAGAAGTCGCTTAATAGGTCAGTACCTACAACGATTTGCTTAGCAGGTCCGAGAACTACACGGTTTGAACCTTGTAAACCTACAGTACCTACAACCTTAATACCTGGTTGGAATGGGTAAGCCATTTCCAAGATACCACCACGGTTAGTGATGCTAGAAGGATCGAAGTAGAAATTGTTAGCATTACGAAGACCAGTAACGTAGTTACGGAAAGTAGCAACACTCATGAAGAAAGTAAGGTCATCACGGTCAGCTACATCGCTAGAAAGAGCAAAGATCATTTGGTCCATAGTGTCCAAAATGTTTGCAACGTTCACGATTGAACCAGCAGAAGATGAAGTGAATGTAGGAACTACAACACCTGAAGTAGATCCAGTGATGATAGTGTTAAGACCACCTGCTTCACAAGTACCACCGAAGGTAGAAGATGAACCAGATACTTGTCTCCAAAGGAATTGGTCGTTAGCTTTCTGGAATTGGTTAACCAATAGCTCAGAGTAAGCGTTTGCAAGTGCCCAAGTCTCGTTGTATGAGCCGCGCTCAAGTGAAGAGATACCTAGGTACTTTTTGTCAAGATCTTTCAAACAGATAGCGTCGAAAGAGGTACGTGGACATACTGTGATGTTACGTTGAGTGAAGGTGGCTGAACCAGATGCAGTGCTAACACAAGTACCGTTGTTGATGTACAAAGATACTTCGAATAGATTGATTGGCTCTTGGTATTTAACACCCTCTTGTACAGTTACGTACTCGATAGTGCTACCACCGTATACCATTTTAAGGACTAACTCACCAGCGATCTGGTTGTTAAAATCCGATAGTGCGGCTACGTTTAAGCTCATGATTATTTAGATTTTTTAGTTTTCATTAATGATTTCATCATTTCGTAGCGGTCAGCCTGCAAAGGATTAGCTACAGTTGTTTCCAAACCAAATTTCTTTGATGCTGGAAGCGTTTTTTCGGCTGCAGGTTCAGCGGACATTTTCTCCATCTTCTCCTTCATTGCGGCCATTTCTTTTTTCATTTCTACGAGTTCTTCAGCTACAGCTTTAGCTACTGCTTCAACGATAGACTTTTCGTCCATCATTCTTTCTTCGCTTTCCATTTGCTGTGGCATCGCCTTCTCATATTCTGCGCCTCTCTGTACTTCAACAGGGAATTGCTCTACAGGAACTTTAACCTCGGCCATCTCTACTTCAGCGATTTTCTCGCCACCTTCAAGTGTTTCTTCACCTTCAGCCATCTGTGATGCTTCTGTAATTTCAACTACTTTTGATCCTTCAGTTTTGATTACCATACCGTTCTCAAGTTTGTGGAAACCGTCTGGAGCGTCCATTTCCTGGCCTTCAGCGGTTACAACTTTTACTGGCATTCCTAATTCAAGTGTATCGCCATCAAAAACAATTTTGAAAGCACGATTCTCGTCATAGATCTCACCAAAAGTAAGTTCGGTTAGGTTGAAATATTCCTTGACAAGTTCTTTAAGTTCTTTTGATGTCATAGGATTTTTTAATTATTAAAGTTAATATACATTAACGTCATGTGTATACATATCGTTAATTTCGGTTTAAATCGATTTTTACGGTTGAGCTTTTTTAGCTATGGTAAGTCTATCGATACAAATCTTTAACGCGCCAGGTCCCACATAAGATGGGTTCTGACCTCTTAACATTGCTAAGCAGTAATCAATTTCTTCTTGTGGAATAGTAGGTACTTCTTCCGCCATATTTACTTTTTTAAGTTGGGTATAGCAAATCGCGGCAGCCTGATCTTGATCTTTACCTGAGCGAACCTCAGTTGCAATACAACGTGAGAGGAATTCGTCTCTACTTTCTCCTGGGTTTCTGTCAATTGGCATAATTTTTATTTTAATTTTATTTTCCTTGTCCTCTATAAGCTTTTTTATATAGCTTACTTGTTTTTAAACCTGATGTTTTTGTTTTAGCGTGAACACCTGGGCGTGATACATTAGGTTTTTCTAAATGTATAGTTGCAGTTTGTGATTTAATCTTTGCCATTATGCTTTAATTACTTGTTCAGCAAAATATCCTTCTACTGAGAATCCTTTAACTAAACCAGGCTTAACATAGCCTTCCCAAACACCTAAGTTATCTACTTTGTACATTCCAAACCATTGTCCTTTAATAGGTTTGAATCCAAATTTTAATGATTTGTCTTTAGCTGGATCATCTACAATCCAGGTTTCAACTAGGTAAACATCATCTACATTATTTCCTGAGTCGTGTTCAATGTTGACTCTGTCAATGATTTTATCTTGCATTGCCTTATAAGCAATTCTCTTGATACTATCTTCAGTAAAGTAAACATAATAAGGGTCTCCATTTTCATCTTTTCTAGCAATTAATTTGCCTGGAGTCATTAATGGTCCTACTAGCATTTGTTCTTCATCAACTGAAGCAAATCCATAAGTGGCCCCTTCATTGATTTTTAATTCACCTGTAGGTTCATTTACATAATTAGGTAAACCTGATACTTGTAATTCTAAAGATGTTTTAGGAACACAGTTAGGTACTTTTCTACCTCCTTTAGTTTTTAAACCGATAGCCTCATATCCAGTTTGACAAGCATCCTCTAGACCAGCTAATTCAGTCATTACTTTTTTAATGAACTCATACGCGTATTCATCATCATTAAAGCAAACATAGTACTTATCTAACCATTGCATTCTCTCACCTATCTTCTTTCCTTCCAATAGGTTAACCTTATATTTGAATTTAGGTAATAAGAATTCTGTATACGCTTCTCCTGCTAAAAAGACAAATTTATCTTTCTGCATATCGTAGCGTTCTAATATCTTGATAAATGTAGTATTAGCCCACATTTTACGCTGTTCACGTGACATATCATTTAAGGTGATATCATACGGTTTTATAACGGTATTTAACGGGACTAAATAATGTTTAGCTGATAGAATAGCTATATCATCATCTGAGGTACAATGACGCTCAGCGTAATCTAATGATTTCTTAAATAATGGTGAAGCGTATAAGTCACGAGCTGGAGCAGCTTTCTCTAATTTAGTAGCTGAACAAGATAATAGGAATACTTCCTTACCTCTATTTGATTTGTAATCACCAGCAAATTCTTCACCTGCTTGTCTTAATACTTTTTCAGCCCAAGGTAATGCTGCTTCTCCACCCCATAACAAATAAGAAATATAACCACATTCGTCATAGGCTTTTCTATCACGTTGTAGTTCATAATTATCTTTTTGTCTAATAAGGAATGAACGCATTCTGCGAACTGTATCTAAACTAACAGGTTCACGATTAGCTAATTGTTGTGCTCTTACTTTACCTACTTGGGTAGCACATTTATTACCATTAGCTTCATTTCTTTTAATACCTTGTTTAGCTGCTTCTACCGCTGCCTCAGGATAGTCTGAGTATGTTTCAGCAAATTGTTCTGCTGCAAATGCAAAGAAATCCTCCTCAATAGCTGGTTTTTCAACTAATGCAACAGCATCAATGCCTGCTAATAGTGAATCTTCTGTAATATCTAATTTTACAATTTTCATATGTCAATACATATTATGGTTTATCCTGGACCTAAACGTCTACGTCTATTAATTGCTGCGTTTGCTTCTTGACCGTTAGTAACATCTTGAGTTACAACATAAGCACGTATTGGTTCTTGTTGTCCTGCTCCAGGAGTACCTGTAGTAGGAACACCTCCAGTACCAGGTAAAGCACCTGTAAATGGTTGAAATCCTCCTCCAACAGGTGATGCTGAAGGTACTTTTGCTGTACCACCTTGACCAGGTTGTGCACTATTAATTTGTTGTAAAGATGAAACAGTTGTTGCTGCCAATAATGCAAACTGAGATACCTGATAAGCAATAGCTAATGGTCCTGTACCTTGTGAGTTTTTAATAATACCAACAGCTGCTTGTGCGGCATCAATCAATACGTTTGCTGAAGCTACTGCTTTACTTTCACCAAATAATGCTGTTAGGGCACCCTGGAAATTATCAATAGTTTGTCCTACTATTTGTCTACGAGCAGCTTCACCAGCTTGAGTTACAGCAGTAATTTCTTTTTGTTTTTGTTCCTCAATAGCTTTTAATGCTTCGGCATCATCCTTATAGAATTGTTCTAATTGAGAATATTTGTCTTGAATAGCATTAAGTGAACGTTGTTGGTCAGTTAATTGTAAACTATAAATTTCATCTAACTGAGCAGAGAAATTAATAATATCTTGGTTAGCTTTATCTTGAGCTGCTTGGTCAAGTTGTAATTGTAGTTCAGCCTCTTTTTCAGCCTGTTCCTTTAGTTTTTGTTCTTTGAGTTGACCAACTTTGATTTGATAGTTTTCTTCGGCCTGTAAACGTAATTCTGCTTTACGAGCTTCACTAAGTGTTAACTCATCAATCTCACGAATTGTTCTATCAAAGTCTATTTTAAGTCTTTCCTCATCAGTTTTAGCTAATAAGTCTATTTCCTCATCAGCAAACTTTTGTAATTCATTTTTATAAAGCTCATTAGCTGCTTTGACCTCAGCTATTCTTTTATCAGATGCTTCCTTAGCTTTTTTAGCTCGTTCATCAGCATCCTTTTGTTCAGCTGCCTTATTCTCACCTCTAACTTTAGCATTAAATAAAGCAAGGGCTTGGATAGCTTTCTTTTGTTCTTCACTACCTTCTTGTTCTTGCTTAATACGTGTTTTTAATAGTTCACGTTCTTTCTCTACTAATTTTTCACGTTCAGCACCTTGTGCTTTTAATAATTCAAGCTGGAATTCTTGACTATCAGCTAATTCTTTGTTTTTAGCCATAGCCGCATCTGCAGCTGAATTAGTTAAACCAATAGCATCAGTTAAGGCAGTAAATCCATCAACAACAAAACTAATAGCTTTACCTACAACACCTAATGAATCTCTAAACTTAACTAATAGAGTAATAATAGTACCAATAGCTAAAACAGCAATACCAATAGGACCTGTTGCTACTTTAATTGCAGTGCCTAACACACGTGAAGCAGTTGCTGCTGCTTTACTTCCTGCTGCTAATTTAGTAAATCCTTCTTGTAAGTTTACTACACCATCTAATGTTCTTTTGGCACCATCAGCAAATGCGATAGCACCTATAGCAGCTTGTTCAAATTGTTCTGCTTGTTCTTTTGATAATGCACCTGTAAGTGCTAAACCACCTGCTACTGTTTCTAATGTACCTCCTACAAGATTAACAGCACCATCTAATACTTTAATACTACCCTCAAGTGCTTCAATTTGGGCTTGAGCTTGAGCTGTATTAGTGGTTACATTTACATTAGCATTTGCTGTTGCGTTATTTGCCATAGCTATAAATATTTTTTATATAGTTGGAGTCTTTTAAATAGAGCTAAATCTATATCTTATAATAATCATTCCTTTTGCTCCAATACCTACACGATTAAAGAAAGGAGCAGAACCACCACCAGCACCACCACCCCCAGTATTAGGGATAGCATCCATAACATCTATATAAGTTCCTCCAACATTAAATTCTTCATAATGATAACCACCACCACCGTTACCACCACCCCCATAATTGGATCGTCCTATTCCTCCACCTCCACCCCCATACCAACCATCAGGATATCCTCCAAAGAAATAAGATACTTGACCTAAACTAAAAGGATAATTAGGGTAAACAGTATTTAAAATAGCAAATGAGGGTAAATAAAGTCCATCTCCACCTTTACCTCCTTCTCTAGTAAGTCCATCAGATCCAGAAGCACTAACGCCTCCTCCTCCTCCACCCCCATCATTAGCAC